TCTAGGGCCGTTGCCGTTACTGAAAAAGCCTTTTATTATTTGAGGATAATCATCGTTTAGATAGATTGGTTTATCTACAGTATGTATATACTTTTCAAATAAATTACTACCAAAATCTGTGTTGACAATACTTTCTAATAAAGTTTGCCACATCATTCCCATGTTAGTATGTAACCAGATCTCCCATTTTCCTTTTGTATACAGTACTAAACCTGGTTGGATTTTATTCTGTGTACTTTCTTCCAAGAACCATCCAGTAAATATCAATCTATCTAATGATTCATTGTTTATTTTTATTTCTTGTATTTTAAGTTTAGATTCTGGGTATTCTATGACTAATTTATACCATCCATCTTTAATATCAAATTCTATTCCATTAGTAAAATCTATAGATTTATCTTCTAATGACATCAGGTAATAATTACCTAATGGTTTATTTGCTTGAATGTCGATTAACATCTGCAAAAGTCTCCTATTGTATTATATATACTTATTATTAACGTTTACCGTTGTGGAAAATATCTTCTTCGGTTACAACTCTAAAACGTAGGCCTTTGTGCTTTGCCCATTTTGCAGCCGCTTCCCACTTTGCATGGTTAATAGCAATTGCAAGTTTTTCTTGTTTACGAGTTTTTTCTGTAAGTATTGTTTGTGATTTAGGTTTTACTTCAATAAGCTCGGCATGTTTTTTTCCGTTCTTATCTTGATACATTACAACAAAATCTGGTACATAAACTGTACCTTTTCCTGTTAGTGGATTACGATAAGGTATTTGTATTGCTTCACTTGCCCAGTTTACAACACTTGGATGGTTATCGCAGAAACGCATAAATGCATGTTCCCAACCACTTCTGTATCTTGGAGATTTGTTTCCACTATATTTTTGTGGATTTTTCATTTCGTATATGCCGTTTGCAAACTTGTTACGACTAAACATTTTAAGCCTCTATTTGTCTGGCTATGTTTTCATTCGGAGTAATATTTTGTTCATATCCTAATAAACTTGAACTGCGTCTACTTAAATTTAAAAAGGTAGGTACTGCACTTTTTAAATCAGCAACACCTTCAAATTGTTGTATAATATCTAATATATTTACATTCAGTTCGTTGGCCGCTTCTATTGTTGCTGCAGTAAGTGCAGCCGCAGCATCAGTGTTTGCAGTTCTTGCTACAAAAAAACTTTTTGCAGCTTCATACTCCATGTCGGTCATACTGATTTGATTTGTAAAATAGTTTGTAAAATAATCCTGTACTCTTTGATCAAAATTATCTGCAGGTTGTACTAGTGGTAAATTTGTATCCTGTGCCATATTATGTTCCTGCGTCTACTAATTTGCTTAAAGGTTTACTTACAATACTACTTTTTTCACCAACAGTTCGCATATCACTAATTTTAGCTGCATTGGATTTTGTACCAGCTTTTGGAACCTGATTTGCAAAACCTATATTATATGAACTAGAGTTAGTGATGTTGCTTCTATATGTTTGAATATTTTGCCCTTCAGAAAATACTATACCATTTGTAGGTACTATATCACTATTGTTAGGTCTAGTACTAGTTGTGTTTTCTCCAGTAAAATAATTTATTATTCCGTCTTCAATGCCACCTACAAAATCGTTTGCTACTTTTTCTGCTGCTCCAGTGACTGGCACTAGTATGTTACTAGTAGGTTTTTTACCAGTTAACAAATTGTTAGCAAAAATACTAATAGTGTCCTGTATTACATTACCAGTAGTAAGGCGTGATTGGTTAAAAATTATATCTGCATCTGTAATTGTACCTATGACATTGCCTTGGAATAAATCTTTAGGACGTTCACCTGTTGTTGTCCTAATTGAACCATCTATAAATGCGTTATCTTCTCCAATTGATAAATTGTCTGCACTTAAATCACTAACTTCTACATCATAATGTATATCACCAAATCCCCTTGGCGTAACATTATTGACAAAACCTGTAGCATACTTAACCGTTTCATATGCTATTTGCATTGTGTTTTCCATTAACCCGCCGTTAGCATAAGCATGTTGATCATGACTAAAAGCAGTGATTATAGGATTTACAAGAGTATACTCACCAAATTTATGATTGTGCATACTGTAGATTTTTATATTTTTAAAAAATCTTTTGTTACCTCTTTGTAATCCCCATTGTTGTTGGGTTCTGTTTGCGTACTTGTCTGAAGTTGTATAACTGTTTCCGTCTAAGTCATACGTAGGATCTGCATTATAATATATATAATATTTGTGCCATAAGTTTCTTATATTTTCTTTTGCATCATCATGAAAGCGTATCGTCACTGGCTGATATTGAAAACTATGGTGACTTTGTGTTTTTCTGTTATATTGATTATGTGTTTGTACATCTAATGTGTAAGAGGGTAAGTCTGCACTTTTAACAAGTATTGGAATTTCTAATTGTTGTATTGTATCAAATAATGTAGCTGCATCTGGTGTAAACTCAAAAACAACGTGAAATAAGTTACTGTATTTTGGTTGTAACTCATAGTTATTGTCTACAAAAGTTTTAGATGCGTGTTTATAATCTCTAACCGTCTTGTCAGAGGTCATTCCATTTAAAAGTGGATTAACACTAGCCATGTATAACTAACTCCTATTAGCCAGTTACAACCTGTCCAACTGTTCTTGCTACACTTGACCCAATGCCCTCACCTAATGGTGTTTGAACTGCATTGTCAAATCTTACACTAAGAGTAACTTGTGCTGGTTCTTGTGATGCATAGTCTAAATCATTGTAGTTTACATTTGCTATAAAACAACCATATAGTTCCCAAGTTTCAAGAACGTTAGGAGTACTAGCACCGTTGCCGCCATCTAATATTTCAAAACGTGTAATAAACTTATAATCTATACCTGAAGCTGCACTTGATTGTTCCATAAAATCAAATTGCTTTTGTACTTGCTCGCCTACTAATTTTGAAACTGAACCGTTTACATCATCACGTAAGTTTACTGTGATTTGTTCCCAAGTGTGTTTACCTACTAAGTAAACTTTACTGTTGTAAATATCAATTATATTCTCTTCAAATGTAACACTAGGACGAGTTATATTCATTACTTGTTTTGTCATTTCAGTTCTAGGTGTGCTTACACCAAAGTTTTCAAAACTCGCTCTAAAACGATATTTTAGTTTTGGCATTAACAAGCCTTGGCTTGCCGCACTCTGATCACCGTCAATAGGTACTGTAAACTTTGTTAATGATGAAACTGACATTTCATTCTGCTCCTAATCTAATTATAAAAGTATTTATCAGTTTTTTGTCATAAAAAATGGGGGTATAAACCCCCATTGTATTTTTTTATTTTTTGTTAAACTGTGCTTGCTGCTGCTACGTTTCCACTTGCAATTTCACCAGTATTCTTTAATCTTATTGGAATAAAGATAAACTCTGCTGCTTTTACAGGTTCAATAGCAACGTCTACATACAACTCGTTACGATCAATTCTATCTGATGTGTTATTTGTATCATCACATACTACCAAATAATCATATACACCACGCTTTGCAACTAAATCATTAAGTGTTTGCTCAATTTGTTGCTTTATTTCGTCTCTTGTAATTTTATCATTTGGTTCAAATACAAAACCTGTAGCAATTGTTTGTAACTGTCGTCTTAAATATCCTGTTAATCTTGATATATTAATACGATCTAACGCACTTGTAGTTGCTGCTCTTGTTTTGTTTCCGTAGTTTAGTATTCCACTACCTTGGAAAAATGCTATTGGATTAACTCTATTTGTGTATAATGTGTCTCTTACACTTTCACGAATATTGTCGTTTATAAATGCACCTGTTGATGCGTTAATGTATCCAATACTTGCAACATTGTCTACTAGTCCACGTCTTGTACCTGCAGGAGCAAACCAAGGAAAACTAATATCGTCACTTCTTGCAATTGTTCTTAGCATTGCATGACTTGCTGGAACAACAACTGTGTTATTATTTAAGTCATTAGTTGTTGCACTTGGATAAAACACTGCCAAATATGGATCACTTGTTACTAAACCATCTTCATTATTATCTGAAGCTGATGCAGCATTTGTTGCCCAGTTTTCTATAGCAGTACTTGTTGCAGCTAATCTCATTGGGCTATCGCCTACAACAAAAGCAGTTTGACGTCTATCATTATTTAGACTTACCATGTTGCTTATAAGCTCTGGGTATCCAGGAGCCGCAATTACATTAAATGTTCTTGCATCTTCACGTAATTCTGCACTAGCATCTAATGCACTCTTCATTGCATTTACAACTACTGTTCTTACTGCTTTACGTCCAAATGTACTTCCGCTACTTGTTACCCATGCATCCTTTTCAGTAGGAAGTGTAGGATACAGTGTAGTATCACTAAAGTTTGTTCTACTAAAATAATCTGATTTAAACTGTTTTACACCGTATGTACTACGTCTTGTGTTAAAAAGTAGTATACCACGTGGATAAACACTAGGATCAGGCCTATCAATATCTACATAGTCACTTGTTAAAAGTGATTTTGTTGTAGGAATTGTACCAGTAACAACATCTGTTGTGCCATCGCCTATAAAACGTGCATCACCAAAAACTATTCCATTTTCAGTTGTTGTATCTGTCTTATCTATAGCAACCCATTTTGCTTCACCATCTACAGTCTGACGTCTATAAAGTGCAGGATAATTTTCTAAGTCACTTGTATCAATCCATAAATCACCATTCACTAATGCACTACTATCACTTTGTAGTGTAGGCGCAGTAGTACTAAAAATTACACCGTTTGGATCTGTATTACCTAAAGCAAATCCTCTTGTATCTGTAATATTTTGGTATCCTTGCCATGTTGTTCCATTATGTATCATAATGTCTGCTTCAAAGCCACCTGCATACCAATATGTATTTGCTACTGGATTTGCACTCGGAGCACTTGTACTTGCAGTATATGTAGGAGCAATCCAGTTACTTACTATTAAATCACTGTTATTACCTGCTCTTACCTGTCCTGTTGTAATACTTGTAGTAATACCTGCATCTGTTAAAGGAGTACCTGATATATCTTTAAGAATTATTACTCCACCTAGACTGTGAGAAATTACTAAGTATCCACCTGTGTCTACACTTGCACTTACGTTGCTAACATTTGCTGCATTTATGTCACTTGCCATATCTGCTAGTGATGTACCACTTAATGTTACTGTTACTGCAGTGCTAAGTGTTGTGCTATTTGCTGCACTAGCCTGTATTGTAAACTGTTCACTTGAAGTAAGTGGATTTGCATCATTTACTAAACCAGTAACAGTTGTTGCACCTGTGCTATATCTTTGGAACACTTTATATGTTACAGTGTCGTTTTCGCTAACATCATACTGTACATAATAACTTCCTGTACTAATATCTTTACCACCTGTAGTATCTAGATTTTTAAGTGCAGTTTGATCATTTTCATATGCAGGTGCAGTACTTGAAACAAATGCTGCAGTAGCTGTATTATATGCACTTACGTCTGCTAAAAACCCTAAATTACTTGAGGTTGTTTTAACCCAAACACTTCCTGTTGGACGTGGTGTACTATCTGTTGATTTCCATGCCGGAACTGTATAGTGTGGATCTTGTGCAATTAATGGTCTTGCATAAGTTCCTGCAGTCAAACCTGCATCAGTAAGTATTGTTCCACTTGCATTTGCTAGTACAATTTTACCATCTGCTACACTGTCTACACCTACTGCAGTACTGTTAGCAAAGATTTCAATTTTATTACTGTGTACTGCTGCAGTAACACCTGTAATACTTGCATTGTTTATACTTGTTGCTAATTCAGCAACTGTACTACCAACCATTGTTACAGTTGTGCCGTTAATTGTTATACTATCACCGTTTGTAAATCTTGGACTTGCAATTGTTCCTGCAATAGTAGCATGAGCTATTTGCCAACTTGCACTTCCTACTAATACCCAAGCATTACTTCTGTTTTTATAATAAACAGGATTACTTGTATTTGTAGCAACTAATGCATAATCACCTATAGCACCAATTGAAGTTTTTGGCACACCAGTATCTAAATCAGTTGTGCTTGTAATTACTGTAGGAATTTTATTTGTAAATGCACCTGTACTCTGGTTCCATTCGAATATACCCCAACGTGTATCTGCACTTACGTCCCACCATACTGTATTGTTTGTAGGATTTCCTAATGGACGGTTAGTACTACTTGCTAGTTGAGCTAGATCTATATCTGCTCTTGTTACGTATGCTCTGTTGCTTACGCCTAGTAAACTGTAAGCTGCCATTAATCCATATTCATTTAACTCGTATCCATTTATAGGAGTACCTGCAGTTGTGTTGTAAAATGTTGGATTTCCAAATGTTGCAGTAAGTTCTCTTTGACTTCCAATTAAGTAAGTCTTACCTGCGTTTGATGAAGTAGTTCCTGCTGCAGTGCCTGTACCTGTTCCACTTGTTTTATTCTCTGCAGTTGCAATTACTATTGCTGCTACTGTACCTGCTGTTGATGGTGTGTAATTACTTTCGTCTATAACTGTAACTTCTACACCTGGTGATATTAGTGCCATGTTCTCTTTCCTTTTATAAGGTATTTCATATACTGTTATTTATCCACACACCCTATAATTTAGCTAATTTACAAAATCCCTTTAAAGGTATGGGTAAATACACACATGAGAGCTATTTGTGAACAATGCGGGCAACGTCCTAAAGCAGTAAATTATATAAGAAATGGTAAAAAGTATTATAGAAAAAAATGCGAACAGTGTTTAAAATTACATAAACCTGTCAAACCATTGTGGGTAGATAGTGGATATAAAGTAAAAAGAAAATGTGAGGCTTGTGGATTTAAACCAAGTATGAGAAGTCAAGTTACTGTTTTTTATATAGACGGTAACTTAAAAAATGTTAACAACCGTAATCTGAAAACGGTATGCCTGAACTGTAATCAGGAGTTGATAAAGTTTGGTTGGAATCGAGGTGACTTAACACCTGATGTTTAAGGTCATCAATTGAACCGCTATTATCAATTGTAACCGAAAACTCATCATCACGTTTAGCCCATTTCCATTCACTTGCATGTACTTCAGGAAATACAACTTTCATAGGGTTATTATGTTCTTCGCTTGAATTTGATTCATTACAATTAATTGCAGTTTCCCACCATAGTGGAACATCACCACGTCTTACTTGCCAAACTTGACCGCCTATATCACGTATCATATTCTGTTCATTTGAAAATCTTACATCTGGTATTACATAGTTGCCAGGGTATTGTAATAATTCTTTTTTAAGTAAACTTACCCACACACCATCGTAGAAACCATCTCTCATACAATCTGTACCAAACTCTTGTAGCACTATTCTTGGTGTAATTGTTCTGCCTGTTTCAGCAGTCCAAAATTCGTCAGGTTGTTCACGCCAGGCTCTGCTTTCATCAGTATCGCCTTCAAGCATTGCTCTGTCCCACCCAAACACAGTAGCAACACCATCTTTAAGTTTGTCAGCAAAACTAACTTTTTTGTATCCTTGTTCTACTAGTATGTCCGCAACTGTGCCTTTGCCAGAACCAATTAATCCGCATATTCCTATTATCATCCAAACCTCTCAACAACTATATTTTATAATAACATAGATATAAGAAATGTCAACCTATTATAAATGAAAGTGGATCAGAACCATCTACATAATTACGTAGTTCTTCATCCAATTTGTCAAGTTCAACTTGTGCTTCTGCTTTTAATGCATCACCATTTAAACTTGTGCCACCTTGAGGTCCAGCAATAGTACTAAACTTACTACGTGCTTCACCTAGTGTGTATTTTGCTAGTGCAAGTGCATAGTCTTGTATCCAAGGACCTGAATGTCTGTCTTCAAGCAGTCTACTTTCTGGACGTAAGTTATATGTCCAGAGCACTATTTGTTCACCGTCTGCACTAAACTTACGAAGTAGTGTAATCTTTTTAGTAACAGGATTAAATTCGAAATTTATAAATCCTCCAAATAATCTTGCACTAAGTTCTTGATACTGATAGTACATTTCATATGTAGCCATGCCACCTATTCTACCACTTTGTAGTAGGTAAGTATTTTGAAATGCTGCCTCAAATGGTTCAAACTGTGTACCAGTATCACTACTGCCACTTCCTACACTACGTCTAAATGCTTGGCGTACTTCTTCTATTTCATCAGGTAATGTATATTCTTGTTGTTCTTTAACAACACTTAAAAATACATACGAACTTTCATATGCATTTTGACTACGTTGTCTGAAACGTTTAACAGATTTGTCTATTACATTATCATAATGATCTGGATCAAGTTCTACATCTACCATTCCATCGCCTAAACGAAAACGGATGTAGTCTATTGTGTCTGCTCTTAAACTTGCTAGTGTCGCCATTAGTGTATCCTTGTATATACACTATTTATTAATTATTGACTGCCTTAAGTATAACTGTATCATTGTTAAATCTACCATTAAGTTTAGTTTCAACACCTTTTATATTTGGTAAAAATTTACGTAATTGTACTTTACCACTTCTATTAAATTCTGCAAGTTGTTGTTCAGGCTTACGTAGTGTTTTTGCTATACTTTCTTTTTCATTAAAGAACTGTAACGTTGTACCTTTAACTTGTAGAGTTTGATGTTCTTCTGCAATATACTTGCCTATTTTCCTTGTCTTTGTATTAAAGATCCATAGTTCATTGCATCCTATAATATCAGCAGGATTGATACTAGCAACTTTGTACTTTTCGTCTGACTTGCAGTATTTCATTTTTTGCAACTAATTTTTCTGCACTCTTTGGTTTAGGTGACCTTGTTTTTCTACTTGCTTTACTTTCTGCAGCAATTAAATCACATGCACCCACGATACCCTGAAATAGTTCTACTGCTTTTTTGATATCTGCTTTATCTAGATGCGAATAACCTTCTCTAAGTTGTTCGTCCTGTTCACTAGCAGGCTTTTGTAACATTAGATATTCACCTAATATACCTTCATAGTAACTACGAATATGTCTTGCATGTGCTTGATT